TTGCAGCTAAAAAGTGTGGTAAGCATGCAGTCAAGTTTTGGTAGTTGCAACTTTTATTATCATTTTTGGTAATAAAAAAAAAAGTTACTAAAAAAAGTTGAATTATGCAGCGGATATAAAATGTGCTTCGATACAGGGACACAGCATATAAAACTGGCATATTTTAATAACATTTGATTTTTTTATTATCACTTATGGTAATAAAAAAAATGGAGTAGTAAAATATTTATTTTTATGCAGTGGATGTAAAATTAGTCTTTTTATCACTCGGAACTTCACAAAAACCTGTTGTATTAAGATTCTTTGAACCATTTTTATCTTTTTTTGTTTTACATAACTCTCCTAATATTGAAATATTATCATCATTTAATTGATATCTAATTCCTATAACTTTTATAATTATATCTTCTCCTTCTCTTGTAATTTCGGTATAACTTTTATCTTTGATATGATGTTCTCTTGCAACAAATACAGTTATGGGTGATTCAAAAGATTTAATTGCATCTCCATCTTTGTCTTTACAGTGTTCTTTATGGTAAATAGCTCTAATTCCCGCTTTTGTTATATTACAAACAGTGCACCTAATTCTCATACCTTCAACAGGCTTACATAATTCACATTTAAAACTGACATCAAAACATATATTAGAACTATTTGCAACTCCAGCAGAATATGTTATTATCTGTATAGAACCCTTTTTTATATAGCCTTCGCTTGCGCAACGACCTTCTAAATCTTTTGCTATTATTTTTCTTAATATATCTTCTATATTTTTACCTATAACATTAAAAGGAACAACTACTTTTCTTGTTAAAATATTATCCATATAAATACCATATTGTTTTCTGGTTCTTGCAAGACTTGAGGACATTATATATAACATACATAATCTTTTTAAATTATAATCAATTTTATTTAAAACTATGCTTTTTTAAAACTATGCTTTTGATACATAGTTTTTAGATTTGGTAAATATTCTACACCATATAAAATACTTTCTGTAGTCATAAAAAACCATTTTTTATTTTTATGTTCTATATGCTCGAAATATTTTAAAATAAACTCAATAAACAAACACATATGAAGTCCTCCAATCTTGTTAAATCCTTTATATTTGTCACTGCTACTTCCAAACTGACCTTTTTTTAATATTTCGGCGATAGGGACTTCCTCGTTATGAAAATCGTTCTTTAATAAATTATTTATTATTATAATTAAATCATCTCTTTTTGGCATATTATTACATATCACACCTTTATTCACACGTGTACCAATAGTTTTATATTTAAATACAATATCATCTTTTCTTGCATCATCAAAATAAGTTGAGAATCCTATAAATTCATTAATATCGCTTTGAATTATTTGTATATCTTTTTCTTTGATATATTTTTGTAAATATGACTCTTCTTTGTATTCCTCTATAGGTTTATAAACGCTGCCCACTTTTTCTACTATAGAAACTTTCCCTTTAGAATTATGCGTTCCTTCATGTTTAAAATTTGTAATCATACAATATTTTTCATCCATAAATTGATATCTCTTAAAATATAAATCGACTGCTTTTTTAATTTGTTCTTTGTAATGTTTGTACTTTTCTTTGTACATTTTGTCTTTTTTATAATTATTCAACAAAAACAATTTAGTGTTGAAATTATCTTTCATATTATCTATCACTTTAAATGCAGCGAGTTGTTTTAAAATGTTCAAATCAAAATCTAAATGTTTGTGTAATATATGTATAATATTGGGTATATGGTAATGATATTTTTTATTAAAATTTTTATCCTCACTATCCTCATTCCAAGCGGTATATATATTTATAAATTTTTTATCATCAAAACAAAATTCCAATTTTTCAAGCAAATCATCGATAAAATGGTCGCCCATAATTTCTTCTTTCTCTAAAGGATTTAAAGGAATTATTATTGTGGGGGGTTTATAAGGCAAAGGTTGTCTTCTTTGATGCACGCTGAGTGGTTTATAACTCAATTCTATTGGTTGAAATAAATACAAATCGGCAATGTTTATTAATCTTCCCTTTCTTTCTAAATTGTCCTCAATATACTCTGTTTTATCATTAATTAATATTGATAATGCATTAAATATTTCATCTCTTTTATATGTTCTTATCATATTTATATGTTTAATCAAATCTTCTTTATCGTACACATACTTTTCTTTGAATAATCTTTTAATTATTTCCATAATTTTTGTAACGGTTAACGTCATAAACCTATCATTATAAGTGTATGCATTTTCCTTCCAATCGCTACCGATTGCGGGTACACATTCATAATTACAATTCATAAAATCACATATTTGACCATTATCGCTGTGTCCTATATCAAATTTTATTTCACTTCCATTTGATAATTCGATTTGTTTTTTCAGCTTTAACACCTCCTTACTTAATTTTTTCATGTTTGTATTTAACGCACAATCTATAGATGTTTCTTTTAATATCCTCGATACTTTACCACTTAATTCTGCTTTCTCTTCTGCTACTCTATATAAATACATATCCGCAGCTTCTATATTATCTGTTAATCCATGAGTTCCATGTAAAAATATTAGCACATTTCTATCTTTAAAATCTAAATTACAATGACTTTGATTTCTTATTGCTCTACCCTCTATTTGTCCGGTTCTATTTAAATTATACCATGGATCCATAATATGAACTTGTCGTATATTCGCAAAATCTAAACCTTCGGATCCTGCTCGTGATATTATTACAACTTTAATTTTATCCCCATTCCTATTTTCTTTACTATTGCAAATGTTCAAACTTTGTATAAAGTTTCTATTTAACTCTCTATGACCAGTAATCATTATATAATTTCCACGGTTTTCACCAGTTATTTTATTTTTAAATAAAGAACCTCCTAATTTACTATAACCGGCCTCTTCTAAAGCAAGCGCTATTGGAATACATCCACCTTCGATATATTGTGAATATATCAATATAATTCCTTTGGATTTTATAACCTCTTTTATTATTTTGGTTATTTTTCCACTATATTCCTTCAAATTTTCTTCTTTAAAAAATCCTTTGTGGTTTTCTTTGTATTCAAATTCGCTCAAAGAACTATAGGGTTTCATCACTTCTTTTAATCCATTTGATCCAAATTTATATTTCCACTCCCTTTCTTCTGTTGGATAACATATATTTAACATTTGTGAAGGAGATAACAACACCTTATAGTTAAATCTTTCTTGAGTTTCTCTCACACTCTTTTCATCTTTTACCATATAGTCAATATATTTTTCATATATCTCTTTTTGTTTATCTCCCATTTTTGTCATGAATATATCCAAATATTTTATGCCTCTTTTACCATCAAAAGTTGGTATTGTAAACCCATTTAATTGTTTTACCGGATAAAAATTATGATTTCCCTCACTCAATAATTTTAACGAATTCTGATTATAAGAAAAGTCATCCTCTTTCGGGTATACTCTAAATGGAAACATAAATGGGTCTTCTCCTTGGACAAATGATACATATCCTCTGGCTTTCTGTATTAATATTTCTTTCCCTGTATCCGTTATGTTTCCTTCGCTATCAAATATATCACTTTCTTCTATCGAATATCTATTATCATTTAAATTCATCAAATTCAACAACCATATTATTTCCGAATATTCATTATACATTGGTGTTCCTGTTAATAATAACAACTTTAAATTATCAGCATAAGTAACTAATGTTTTAAAATGATCTGTTGTGCTTTTTAGTAATTTCGTATCTTTTTTATTATTATCCGCATCTTTATCTCTTATATTATGAACTTCATCTATTATTATTAATCTATCAGAATATTCATCTCTTACTGCTTGTATTTTTGTTTTCCTCGAAGCTTCCGATTCACCATCATTTAAAGTAACTTTTTTTATTTCTTTTTCAATTTGTCTTGCAAATTCTAAATAAGCCATAAATTCATAATTCTCTTTTATTATTTTTTTAATTTGTTTTACCACGTGTTCTTTACTTAAATTTTTCATACTCATAGGATTTATTTCTTTTAAAAATTTATTACCCGTACAAGATTTTAGATTCCATAATCCTCCTATATTTTTTAATTTATTTTCATCAAATAATTGTTTTTGGTAATTTTTTTGAACAAAATCAGAAGCCACTACTATTATTTTTTATTTATCCCCATTTGATTCGCATATGTTCTATATTCTTCAGCAACACCAATAGAAGAACATGTTTTCCCTGTTCCAAGTCCGTGATATATCAATAAACTATTATAAGGCGTTTGAAATGATAAAAAATTTTTAATAAATTTTTGATGAGGTAATAATTCAAATTCTAAATTATCACAAATCTTTTTTGTTGTTATATCAATCTCATTAATTTCTTTTTGGCTTCTTTCCGGATATTCATTCCCACTTTTAAATTCTTTTTTTTGCCATATTTTTTTATTAAAATCTTCATCTTCCAATAAAGGATATAACATATCATCTTCTTTGTCTGCTTCTTCACGATTTTTCGTTTCCATGTATTTTAAATAATCATTATAATTCTTGTTATGTTTATCTATAAATTCTGTCCCATTTTTTAAATATTCTTTCATTTTATTCATTAAATCAGCTTCTGGTAATTTTTTGTATTTTTTTTCTTTAACTTTCTTCGATTTGACTTTTCTTGTTGTTTTTTTACTGGGTTTTTCTTTGTTTTTTTTAGTTTGTGCTTTCGGCTTATCTTCTCCCACTTTGCTCTCTTCAACGCCTAATCCTTCTAAGAGTTGCGCGAGTTTATCGGCGCTGGTGAGAGACTTAAACGTCGTATCATCTATTTTATATTTAATCCATCCAAGTTTTTGATTTCCAATTTTATTTCCGTGTGTGCTATTTGGTAATAATAACTTCTTACACCATAAACCAAAAGTCAGTTTCTCCTTTTTATCATGGATGAAATCCGGATTATTAAATTCTATTATTTTTAGCATATCATCATCTAATTCTGGAATACTAAAAGTTGCATGGTTTCCATCCTGTCCCTCTATCTTAAATTTAAACTGTAAACCAGCACCTTCAAAATAAATTTTATTGTTCAATCGTTCTTTATGATCCAGAATAAATGTATCAACAATCGCACCGCCTTTTAATATATTAAGATTTGTCTTCATTAATATATTATGAGATTAAACTATATTTATGTAATATTTTATCGATATTTTTAATAATTTCAATCTTTTCTAAATTATATGGTCTTATATGATTTATACATTCTTCCAATGTCAGCCATTTCATTTCGCTAACTTCAGATTTTTGAAATTTATCCATTTTATCATCATCTCCTATATAGATAGCTAAATAATACTTATGTTTATAAGATTTATAATTGGATCCCATAAATATTTCTTCATATGGTAAAATATTCTTAATTACCGCATAGTCATTTTCAATATATCCCGTTTCTTCATTAAATTCTCTTATTGCGCAACTACCGTCTGTTTCCATATAATTTCTTCTTCCTTTCGGGAATCCCCATTCTGGTGTTTCCCAATGTGTTGCACTATTTTCTATTAATGATTTTAAATCATAAAAGTCCTTTTCAAACATATATACACCTTCTTTGATTTGTTGAAATTTTTGTTTAGACGTTTTTTCTTCTTGTTGATATTGCATTCTTATAAAACAACCCCATAAATTTGTCCATAAATCATTAAACGATAATGTTAATAATTTTTGTTTTTCATCCATAGTCATTTCATCAATAATATTTTGAATATAGTCTTTATTGTATAAAGGATATTTTCCTCTTATAAAATCTACATAACCTAACGTGTCTTTTCTACATATTGTTAAATATTTATTTTCTTTTTCATTCATATTTATACATATTATTCCAGAACTGGTTATTGGTTTTTTACATCCATGAAAAACATGCCCCATTTTCCCACAATTATTACAAAACTGATAATTTTTGTTATTCATCTATATGTTAAAATTAAATTGTTTTTATATTGTTTGGTATATAAATGGCTACAAATCATAAACAAAAATTAGATCCTCAAGTTTGGTATCCATATTTTAAATTTACACTTCAAACAATAGGTATGACATATCCAGATAAACCCAATGATGTTACAAAGAAAAAATATTTTTCCCTTGTTCAAAACTTACCATTTTATTTCCCTATTCAACCAATGGGAAAAAATTTTAAAGAATTATTAAATTTATATCCAGTGCAACCATATTTAGACAATAAAATGAGTTTTTGTAAATGGATACATTATATTACAAATAAATTAAACGAAGAACTTGAATTACCAACTAATACTTTCTATGAAAGTTTAGAAGAGTATTATGACAAATTTAAACCTAAAGAGCTTATTGACCAAGAATATTTAAAAAAAAGAAAAAAATACATATATGCTGGTGTAGGGGGGGTTATGATGTTTGGGATATATTGGATGTATAATAATTAAAAAAAAGCACCGCATTATAATATTATCTGTATTTATATATGACATCTATAGTTGGAACTAGTACGCCAGGCAGAGGGTCGGATAACCCAAAGGTGAAGAAGTGGAGGGAGGCGGCCCGCAAAAGGGAGAGGGGGATAGCAGGGACCCGCGCTGTCCTCAGCGCGGGAGAAGGAACTCGTCAGAAAAAACGTAGATTGTTTACTGATGCGGACGCCGCCGCCATCACCCAATTGGCGAGGAAAGAAAATATCAATCCAGTGACAAAGGAGGGAGATACCGCATTATTGGGCGGACGCAGAACGAAAAGACGAAGAAGAACAAGAAATAAAAGAAAGAGAAGGAAAAAAACAAGAAGAAAGAGAAGGAAAAGATCTCGTAGAACTCGTAAATAATTAATATTAATTATATAAATAATATTAATGTCTTATCAACCAAGCAAGCCTTTCTGGAAGATGGATATACCAGAACTGAAAGAATATATAAATCAATTTAGAAAATGTACAAAGAAAAAAAAGAAAATTAATTATCGTAGAAGATTTACAATCAAAAAAAGAAACAATAAATATAAATATTTAAAAATTAAATTAAGAAATACAAGAAAAAATATAGATTAAACTTATGGACGGTAGTTGTAATAATATAAAATTAGAAATAGAAATGGGAAGAGAAAGGGGCGATTCTGTAATAAGTGATGATATAGAAGCCATTTTAGACGTGCCTATAGTAAAAAATAAAACATTGAACGAAGAAGAAATTCATGATATTGATGAAAAAGAAAAGATTAAAAATACTGAGTATTATAATATGATAATAATATGTTTAATAACAATAGGGGGTATAAGTTGTTTTATAGGTATCGTTTATTTATTGGGGTATGGTTTAAAAACGTTATTAAATTTATTAATAATATGAGATAATATATATATATATGAGAATGGAATATTGGATATTTTTAGTGACAGGGTTTTTAATTTATGATACTTATTATGATGGGAAATATTCACAATATTTATTATCTGGTAAAAAATATTATAAAATGATGATGTATGGTTTTGTAGGTATATCATTATGGACATTTATGAAAAAACATCCAAATGAGTCGCGTGGGTTATTAACTCGTGCAACAGATATAATAAAATATATTCCAATAGATAATGAAGCGAAAGATTTATTAATGCCTATTTTTGATTTTACAAATACAAAAGACCGGATAAATTCAATGATACCAGAAGAATCTTCTGGCCCGCTGAATCGCATGATGAGTTCAGGAACAAAAACAACACAGAGACGTGTTGTTAGTGAAACAAAAAAAAAATACGTAGCATCACAACAAAATTGGAAATGTAAAAATTGCGATGAACAATTATCTTATACATTTGAAATAGATCATAGAATCCCTTTAGAAAACGGAGGTTCAAATCATGTAACAAATTTGGATGCTTTATGTGTAGGATGTCATAAAGAAAAAACGCTACAAAAAAATTTATTGTAATATCAATTACTTATTTAATTAATATTAATTAAGAAATATTAATGTCCATAAATATTATACTCAATGGAATTAGATAAATGGTTTTGGATTATTCCAACATTAATAGTAGTAATACCACTATCAATAGCGATTTATTATGGAATAAGGGCGTATAGTGATCCGGCATATAAACATATGTTTATGACGACATTGTACCAACTCTATTCAAGTTTAGGTTTCATACTTTTACCTTTAATATATATATTTAAAAGATTAGGACATTCTTTATTATATTTGTTTCCTTTGCATCGTATCAACGCATTTTCTAACAAATTTGGAACAAATCTGGATGGTAATGATGCTTGGAGATCTAAAAATCTGCTTACAACATTTATAATTTCGTTTGTTGTAATATTTGGAATTTTGATAACAAATGTTTTTGCTTTAAAAAAGGAATCAGTGCCGATTGGTGGGTGGGATATGCCATTACCAAAGGCTGATAGTTTTGGAGAATGGGGTAGTGTTCTTGCTTTTTCAATGTTAGCTATAATTGTATTATATACATTTTATATTTTTCACAAAGGTAAAGAGGATAAAAGTAAGCCTGAAAACATATTTCCAAGTGAGAAATCATTTAGGGAACAAGCATCGTGGACATTAAAAAGGTCTGCGAGTTTTGTAAAATCTTTAATAGCATTGGCCCTGATTTTAGGATTATTGATAGGGATGTTATTTTATGCTATGAGGTCGCCTGAAGAGGCTGATTTGATAGCATCGGTATTAATGATATTTACAGGGATAGTTATATTAACAATAACTTATTTTGCCGTAAAAGATTTGAAAGTTATTCAAAAATTAATGCAAAATAAAGTATTACAATTATTATTTCATCTTGTATTTTTGATACCGTGTGTTATAATAGAAGTTGTTAATTATATTTATCAAGAAATTAAACATACACCACAAACAATATATAATATATTAATATTGGAAATACTTTTTGTTGCGTGTTATTTTGTAATACCAATTATTCAAAAGAAATTATATACTTGGATACCTTTTAGAGATGATGATACAAACGTGAAAAAACAAGAATTAAAAGCATTATATTTGGAGAAATTAAAATTGGAAAAACAAATAAAAGAAGAAAGAAATAGATTAGATGGTTATCCCGAATTGAATAATAAAATTTTCTTGGATAAAGTGAGAAATGACAATTTGATTTTGACAGAGAAAGAGACGGAATTAGATAGTTTAATAATTTCTTATATATGCACTGGTTGTAATAAGGGTATAGTAGATCCAATAACTTTTAAACAAACAAATATGGATAAGTTGTCTGAAGTAAAGAATTTATTGAAAGGGGGAGATGGAATATTACAAAAAATTGCTCGATATGGATCGCGTTTAATTGATTTGAATGATAAGGAAGTAGCATTAAAAGAATCAATTAGTAAGGGTGAAGGTGGGTTAAATTCGAAAGTCCTAATGATGAAACCGACATATTTGGGAAAGAAGGTGATGATAGCGAATTATAAAGATTTACGTGTGGGGGGTAAATTAGTAGTAGATGATATACGATACAATTATGCTTTATCTTGTTGGTTTTATTTACATAGTAATGCCCCTAATTTTTATAAAGATAAATATTATTCGATAATGAATTATAGTGATAAACCGAATATTTCGTATAATCCTGTAAAAAATAAGTTAAGAATTTCTGTTACTACTGGGCAAAATAATTATAACGCGGTACATGATTTTAAAGATATAAAATTACAAAAATGGAATAATTTAGTAATAAATTATGTGAATGGAATTTTAGACGTATTTCTGGATGCGAAATTAGTTGGTTCTTTTCCACAAACAATACCTCATAATAAATCGGATATAATTACTATAGGTTATGGTAGTGCTGGTAATGGATTAAATGGCGGAATATGTAATGTTGTATTTTATAATAATAGATTAAGGAAAAAAAGAATAGAATTCAATTATGAATATTTAAAAAATAAAAACCCCCCGATTTTATAAATTTATCTAAATCTATATTATACTATGGATACAAAGCAAATCATATTCTATTTAATCATCGCCGTGATAGTATATTTGATATACAATTTCTTTTTTAAGGATCATAGCGTAGCAGATTTACAGGGAATGCATAATGCTAAAGTAGCTTATTCAATAGCAGCAGATAAAATGCCTAGTTCAGGTGGTTCAAACGACTATGCTTTTAGCGTATGGTTTTATATAAATAATTGGAATTATAATTATGGGAAAGAGAAGGTTATATTGAGAAGAGAAACATCTGATTCAGCAAAAAGTCCTATTCCAGAGATTTCTTTAGGAGCAAATTCAAATGATTTACAAATTAAATTAACAACTCATAATTCTTCAGATGCGACAGCGGGTTCGACCGAAGATGTTTGTCCAATTAAAAATGTGCCTTTACAAAAATGGGTTCATTTATTGGTGACTGTGAATAATAGAACGTGTGATGTATATATTGATGGTAAATTGGTGAAAACTTGCATGCTTGCGGGCGTGGCAAAATTGGATAATAAAGGTGAATTAGTATTAACACCAGGAGGAGGATTTAGTGGATTTACGTCAAAATTACGTTATTATGCGCGTGCTATTAACCCGCGTGAGGCGTATGAAATTTATAAAGAAGGGTTTAGTGATAGTTGGTTAGGCGAGAGTGCTAGCAAATATAAATTAAAATTGGCTTTCTTTAGTGATGGCAATGAACAAAATAGTTGGAGCATCTAATTATTATGATAATAAATATATTTAATATCATAATTAATATATATATGTCCTATTCAAGTTTTTCAGAAAACATGGGTTCGCCAGCGGCAGATTTAGGAGCAGCAGCTGGTAAAAGTGGAGCTGTTATGACGGATCAGTTTAATAAATTTAAAAGTAATAAATATGTTTCTGGTGCGAGTGATTTTTTAATGTCAAATTCTATGGTAGCAAAATTTTGCTTCTTTATTTTAGTTATATTATTATTTGTATTTGGGTTACGTCTTGGGAGTAAATTATTATCTTGGACGTTTGCCCCATCACCAAATCCATATTTAGTTAGTGGTATGAAATCGGGTAAAAAATACCAAAAAATTCTTCAAGACCCAAGAGATAGAGAATCTATTCCATTATTACGGTCTGATAATGAACGTGATGGAACAGAATTTACCTATTCTGTATGGCTTTACATAGAAGATTTAGCAAATTATAGAGTAGGTAAAAGAAAACATATTTTTCATAAAGGAAGTAGCGCATTTGCCCGTAAAAATACATGGCGAATAGGCGAAAACGATAAAGTTGATGTAAGTGAAATGGCTTTCCCAAATAATTCTCCAGGTTTATTTCTGGCAGAATCTGCTAATGAATTAATAGTAACGGTAAATACATTTGAACATATTTTAGAAGAAGTTAAAATACCAAATATACCTTTGAATAAATGGATTAATGTTAGTTTGAGAGTTTCTAATCTTAATTTAGATGTATTTATTAATGGTAATATAGCCGTAAGACATCGTTTAAGAAGTCCTGTGAAACAAAATTATGGTGATGTTCATGTTAATGCACAAGGAGGATTTGATGGTATGATGTCTTCTTTAAGATATTTTAATTCCGCATTATCGTCTGCTGAAATAATGGATATTGTTCGAGCTGGTCCAAATTTAAAAATGGATAAGTCTATGAATATATTCCCACCATATATGTCTTTAAGATGGTATTTTAGAGAGAAAAATGAACAAATAGCATAAATATTAATTATTACATAATTGAAATAATTAATTTCGCAAATTAGGGTTTACACAGATATCTCTCGTTGGGAAAATATCACCACTCATACATTTATCGTGTTCATCAATTTCAATGCACGTTCTTTTTTTATTTAAAGTTCCTACATAACAATAACCAGCTTTCTTTGCTAATTGTATATCGGACTCATTTGATAAATCTGGTGAAGGCGTTGGTTCGTCTTTTCCTCTTGGTTCATCTAAAGACTCTTCCAAATTTGTTGGTTGATATTCGTCTTGATTTTTTTTTTCATCTAATGCGTCTTCTATAACTTCAGCACCCTTTTTAACTTCATTTTCCGTATTTTCTAAACCATCTCCAAAAAATTTAGTAAACAATGTTACACCTTCCGTTAAATAGTAATATACATTTAATCCTAATAAACTAATTAACAAAATAAAAAAAAGTATTTTTATGTAATAACCATTGTCAGCATTCATACTGTTTGATTCTTTAAATACGGTTGGTTCAGAAAATATGCTTGGATCTGGTGCCGCAGTTTTTAATATAGGTAATATTTTATCATTAATTTCGGTAGCCATATAATATTATTAGTTATAAAAATATTATACTCGTTACTATTTCCTAAATTTATTTAAATGTTTTACATCCACAGTTCGCCTCCGTTTGATATAATAATAAAAACGAGTGTAAAGTTTTACCAATGCGTGGAGTGTTTCCTGCTTTAGCACCAATCCCATATTTAACACCATTGATGACAATTTTGTCGTTTGCGGTAGCATTTGCTGCTCTGCGTCTTTTATTGCTTGGATTTACTGGCATATTATACATTAGATAAAGAAAAAAAACTATTTATTTCGTGGGACCATATTTGTTAATTTATTCATTTTATCTAATTTATCGATTGTTTTTTCTAAATTACCCGAAGTAAAACTATTATTAAATAAATAATCCGTAGCTGGTTTTATTTCATTTTTCTTTATTATTTGATAAATAACATTGATTTTGTTTGTTACTTTTTTAATAACTTCTTCATTTCTTAATAAAGGTATTTTAGTATCAAATGGTTCTGTTAATAATGAAATCGCAAAATATATCATAAATTTTCTTTTCTTTTTACAACCAGGTTGAAATCTAATACAAAATAAATCTCCTATACCTTCTATGATTTTTTTTATCGCAGTATTTCTTTTATATGCTTCATTTAAAATCACATCCCAAATTATCCATATAATGTCTGTTTGACATTTATTTTCTACAGCATAATTACGTCTCCCACCATTTAAATTAATCTTTTGGTTCTTTTTACATAAAGATTCAAATCCAGTTATCCAATTTACCCAATAAAACGCCTCATTTGAATTCTTATTTCTTTCAGTTATATGATAAGCAAATTCGTTTATAGCTATAAATAATTCTTTTGGATCTTCTGAATGACGAAACGAACTATGAGCATATAATATACTTTCTGCCTTTAATCTGCTCGATAAGTACGTTGATGAAAATTCAACATCTTTTATTTTTGGCGAATCAAATGAGTTCTTTTTCTTCGATTGACAAATAACACAAATTATTTCCGCAAATAATCTCCTAATTTTATCATTATTTCTCATTATTATTTCATTCCCAATATATCCATTATTAACTATACTTTTAAAATCACTAAATCTTAAATTTAAATATGTAGGTAAAAGAGGATTTCCCAGATGAATATTATTACTCATAAATAGAAACAATATTTCCCATAAATCTAAAAAATGACCAGCACAAATAAATTCAATTGACCAATAACACGCATCCTCTATTTTACTTGATTTTAAATATTTTAGTAACTCTTTTTTAGCAGCACTTTTTTTATAATTTGAAAAAGTAATCCCTTTGAATTCTTTTTGAGATCTTTTGTCATTTATTTCATTATCATTCATACTATATTTTATATAAAAAGATATAGTATATTTCGCAATTAATAATGTTAATAATTAATATATGATAAAGAGTATTAAAAATTGTTTTAAAGACGCAAGCACTTTTTTTAAAAAATCATCTATATGGACAAAAATTATTATATTTACTATTATTCTTTTAATATTTACAAAAATCGCTAATGCAAATACACCACGTATTGAAGGATTTTCACAAAATCGAAAATTTGTTGTAAAAAAAAATGATAATTTATATGATGATTTCTATTGTTCTCTTTATGACGACCTTGTTTATGATAATAAAAAAAATGATTTTGAAGTTATACAAATTGAGAAAATTGCTAAAATAAATAAAAATAGTAAAGTGTTGGATTTGGGATGTGGTAAAGGTCATTATGTTAATTTTTATTCAAAAAAAGGCATTTCCGCAGAAGGTATAGATAAATCGAACGCAATGATTAAAAAAGCTGAAAAACAATACCCGAAATGCAAATTTAAAAATGGCGACATATTAAATGGTATGAATTATCAATCTGATACATTCTCGCACGCTTTATGTTTATACTTCACAGTTTATTATATTAAAAATAAAAGACAATTTTTCGAAAACATTTATAAATGGTTACAACCAGGCGGTATATTAGTATTGCATATGGTTAACAGAGACCAATTTGACCCTATTATTCCTCCATCAGATCCTTTAGTTATGGTAAGCGCACAAAAATTCGCAAAGAAAAGAATAACAAAATCACAAGTTAAATTTCGGGATTTTATGTATAAAGCTAATTTTAGTTTAATTAAAGATAAAGATATAGGTAAATTCGAGGAAACTTTTACAGATGGCGCAACAAACCACGTACGTAAAAATGAACATACATTTTATATGGAACCGCAAAAAAATATATTGGCAAAAGCTAAAAAAGTTGGGTTTATTTTAGATGGACATGTAGATATGGTGAAATGTAGATATGAATATCAATATTTGTATTTTTTAAAAAAACCTAATTAATTATCGTATAATTAATAATTATATTAATAATTTATATATGAATATACAAGGTAGTATGTCATTTTCAAATAAAGATGTAAAAAATTGGTTTGTTCCGACATTATTAAAACCGAATAAACTTAAATATGTATTAACGCCATTTGAACTTAAACTTCATAAATTATTCAGTAAATCAAAGAAAGGAGGCGGAAGAAAATCTAAATATAATACAAAGATGACAAGGAAGTTTAGAAGAACGCGTAGAAAAAGAGGGGGCAATGAAAAATCAAAAAAAAGTTGGAAACACCTTAAAGATGGTATATTAGGAACGAGGATGAAATCTGTAGTTGAAGACTTAATGAAAAACGCCGATTTAAAGGACGAGATTAGTTGTGAATTGTTACTTAAAGAAATTATTAAAGCTGATAATTATGAAGACATCAAGGGCCAGTTATTAAACTTGGCGACAGATGATAAATCGGCAGAAGAAATTATTAGCGGATTGGAGAGATTTAAAATATATGAATTACCAAAAGAAGAGCATATGGGATTATGTAATCAAATTTTTGGGCCTGTTGCTCAAGAAGGGGGGAGGAAATCACGTAAGAAACGCAGAAAATCCAGACGTAAATCACGCAGAAAAAAGAAAAGGATGCGTAAAAAAAGAAGAAAAAAACGCTAAATTAATATTATGATATTTTACATAATATTAAGCGTAATTGTATTTATTATAGTAGGTTATATGGTTTATAAAGTTAAATATGGATATTGGTCTAAACAACCAGTATTTCATTATCATAATATATTTTATTGGTATAATCCCCCCGGAGTAATAGAAAAAGGTGATGTTGATATTTCAAAATATTATAATCCACAAATAGAATTTATAGAAAGCGATAAAATATCAACTGAAAAAAAGGAACTATTTGCAACTTTATTGAAATCCCATTTTATGCCGTATAAAGGTGAAAAATACGCACCAACAACAGAAGGTATTATGAATAGTTTTCAAGCACATGAAAGACCCAGTTATATAGCATTAAATTTTGATAAAAATACATTAATTAGTACATTATCAACCATTCCTATAGATATTTATTTTGATGGTAATAAACAAGAAATATATTACGCCGATTTTTTATGTGTTCATCCGCGTTACAGAAAACAAGGAGTTGCGGAAAGAATAATTAATACAGTAAAAACCAATCATAGATTAAAAGATAAAACTCATAAAAGAGAAACCAACATTTTATTTAAAAGGGAAGGAAAATCAATGTTAATCGTTCCTTTAACAATTTATAAAAATTATGTTTTTGATATAACCACTTGGGATAAAAATGTTAATTTTAACGAACATCCATTTATTCAATTAATTAAATTAAATAAACAAACCATACCTTTATTCCTGGAATTATTAAATAAAAGCGTTCATAAATTTAAATGTGTTATTACACAAAATTTTGGACATATATTACATTTATGTGAAAAAACTGAATTATTGATTACTTTGTTATTAGTTAACAAAGAACCCGCCGGATTTTATGTATTTAGAGATCCCTACATAACTTATAATAATTATAAAAGTGTTGAAATGATTGCTTCCTATAATGATAATACGACAAATGAAATATTTGCGTTAGGATTTTTATGCAGTATAAAACATCTAAATAATAATACTAAAAAAATATTGATGACTGATTCTGGTCACAACAATATAATACTAAATATTATATTGAAAAAATATGACATAATTACCGTTTTAATGGCGTCGTACTATTTTTATAATTATGCGACATATCCACTGATGAGTTATGATGTTTTAAGTTTGGTTTAACGAGTATATTTTCCTGCTCTGGCAAAAGAATCAACGACAAAAATAACAAAAACGCCTAAAAATAAATATAAAACCAATTCTTCTGTAACATTTTCAGTTTTTTCATCCTTATTTTCTTCCATCATATGGATTAAATAATTTAATTTCCTCATTAATTCGTCTCGATTAGCGTGGTTCATTTCTGATCCTGCGGATGAATTGGTATAATATGGTACATATTGGTTATATGCTTGTTGATATTTTTCTTTTAATGTTTTAAATCCTTCGGGTGTAATGGCATGATCAACATTCAAATTCGTGGGTTTGAAGTTTTCCTTAACATTATCATTTTTGGTTAATAAGTGGGGTTTCGGGGGAGGGTGGAATTCTGCTAAACCTTCTTGTTCATCATCTTCTTCTTCCATATTTTCCATAGAGTTTAGGAATTGTTCCACCTTTTCTGTATTTTCTTCTCTATTTTTTATGGTTTTATTTTTCCTTTTTTGTTCAAAATTTTTTTTAAGTTCAGCATCTTCTTCATTTATGTTAAAATCGGAGAATCCAAGAGTTGATGTCATTCTTATAAAATTAATAGATTATAATTTATTTTTATTAAACTGAAAAATATATTTATTTATGTATATAGAATGACAAACTTGAAAAATTATATTGAAATAATTTTATTAATTATATTGATGGCTTGTATGTACACTGGTAGATGCGAATTGCTGGGCGAGATGATGAATAATAATTTAGGCAAGTTATCATTGTTAGCTTTAGTCGTGTTAATATTATGTTATTTTGGAAAGACCGCGGGTGTATTGGCTGGCTGTATATTTGTATTTAATTTACATACTCATAGAAGAGAAGGTTTTAATGAATCATTAGATATAAAGATTAATAAGAAGGGTTTATCAGTTGAGGATGATGACGAAGAAGAAGAAGAAAAAGAAGGGTTTAGTATTAAAATAGGAGGCGATAATAAAGATGATGAAAAAGATGGATTTTGGTCAAGAAAGAATACCGAAGAAGGAATGGATGGAAAAGAAGCAGAAGGTTATTGCTCTAAATGTGGTGCTAAAAAACATAAAAATAGAAAAGGGAAGAAAGAAGGTTTTGCTAATTTAAGACAAAATCGTCGTTTAAAAATAAATAATATTAGTGTCTTAAATACTACAGATTTAGACAGAATTATTAAAAAAGACAGTGAGGTAAGAACTTTGAATTCTACAGCCTAAAATTAATTATCTAAACAATTAATATTATGATAAAAAAAAACAACAATACACAAAAACAAAAAGGAGGTGCGGCAAAGGGCATGATCGCGATATCTATTAATAATTTTGTAACATCTATTAAAGGGTTAAATGATAGCAAATTTTTTATGGGTGCAGTTATGATCATGATGAATATTGCGTCAAAACATGTTAATATCGAATTAAGTAAATCTCAACAACAGTATTTAAAAAATAATGTGGCACGACAAGTGTTAATATTTGCCATTGCGTGGACAGCCACAAAAGATATATTTATAGCACTTGTTATTACCGCGGTATTTCATGTTTTAGCAATGCATTTATTAAATGAAGATAGTGAATACTGTATAATCCCAAAAGGGTGGAGACAGTTTGAAAAATTATTGGATATAGATAACGATGGCGAAATATCATATGAAGAAATAAAGAAAGCCAAAGAAGTTTTAGAAAAAGCCAGAAAAAAAGAATTAAAAAGAGAAGCATTAAGAAATATGAATGATTTCAAATTATCGGTATATTAATTATAAAATAATAACAATAATTAATATATGGAAAAAGGAACAAATACCGATTCAGTACAGCCTCAAAAAATGAGTATAGAAGGTCCTATAAAAATAGAAACATCAGAAAAAAAAACTTCTTTAATTAAGAGAAAGAAGGATAAATTACTTGAATGTAAAAAAAGCAACGTTCATGGAATAGAGAATTTAAGATATTCTTTACATTGGGATTATACAACAAATAAAAGTGGGAAACAACAATTTACATTTACAGGAAAAGAAATGGGAGAAAAATTCTGGTCACCTGAACAAAAAATGAAATTAAAAATGGGCGATCTGGTTATTTATAAAAAAAATGGACATCCAAACAATAAATATAAAGCCAGAATATATGCCAAAACAGGATTAATTAATAAAATAGATGCATTAAAAAAGGGTATTATTGATGAATTGCCAAAAATCCCCGATGAATATGATATAAAATTCATAGCTCCCCCAGTTATTAATGGTAATAGAATAACAAAGGAAAAGGGTGTTAAAAAAGAAAATATTGAAAAAATTCCGGGTTATAGATTTTTTTTTTGTTATCCTACAGATAAAGATAAAGATAAATATAATAAATATTCATATAATAAGAGTGAACTCAAAAAAAAAGTCCAAACTGAAATGAAAAAAGGATTTGTAAAAAAGTTACCATGGAAAGTGGATATGATAGAAGCAAAACACGCCGGTGTTACAAAAGATAAATTAACAGGAAAGGATATACTATCAGATAAATTAGTAGATCAACCAAATAGTATAAAGTTTCAAATAGGTAGCGTTGAATTAATAGAGGTAAGTGATCCCATACACCTTCATAAAGGTAAATCAAATGAAGTTCATAAAATAAGAGCTTTGGTTCATTTGAGATTAGATAAAGTTGAAGATGGGAAAGCGGTTGTTGACGCAGAAAAAGCAATGTCTGTTTTGGATTGTAAAGAACATAAGAGAAGAACACAAGAAATAATAGAAGAATTAAGAGAAGAAAGTGCGAAAGCAGCATCGAGTTTTTCCGAATATATTGGTGATAAATTAACAACGAAATACGCAAATAATTTCGAGGATATTAAATGGTATCACGACAAAGCTCGAGGCGAAATGGTTGAAGAATTATATGAAGAAAGAAAGAAGGAACGAAAAGAAAAAACGGAAATGAAGAAAGAAGAAAAGAAAGAGAAAAAAAGAGATGAGGTGAAAGATGCTAAAGAAGTAATAGATTTAGCAAAAAAAGAGGGTGAGAGTAAAGCAAAACAAATAAATAAAGAATTTGATGATAAATTAAAGAAAGATGAAGAAGAATTTGAAAAAGCAAGGAAGGGTGATGAGAAATTAGCAAAAGGTAAAAAAAAGGCAATTGAAGAGGGTCTTTTACCACCAACATCTTCAACCTTGGAAGATGAAGATGAGTTTGTAAAAATTGACAAAGATGAGCCTGATTTAGGACCAGCTAAAAGTGAAAGAGGAAATCCATTTGTGGTAAAGGACCCAATAGAAGAGGATGATGACTCGAGTGATATCGACTCAATGCCATCGTTAGATGGTGAATCTGGTGATGAATCCGATGGTGAATCCGGCGATGAATCCGATGGTGAATCCGGCGATGAATCCAAAAAAGATGGTATTGATGAGAAAGGTATTGACAAGAAAGGAAAACGTCGTATGCCAGGGATAGGTGGTTCCAGAAAAAAAAGAAAAAAAAGAAAAAATAATACAAAGAGAGTGAAGAAAAGATAAGGAGATTATGAATGTTAATGATTTTCTTTGTACATTATTTATGTACAAAGAAAAAAGTACAATATAATAAATAAATAAAGTTATATTCCACCCGCTTTCGGGTCGGGGGGTAATTTATTTTCCAACATCATTTCTAATTTATCAATCTTTTGTTCTAAAATAACAAGTTTATCTATTTCAATATCATCTTGAGTTGGAACTTCATAATACCAATCATAAACACCTTTTGTTCCGTTATATATAAGTTTTCCAAAATGCCAAGTGAAATCTGCCGCTTCATATAGTAGGAAGCCAAGGACCATAATATATTAATTATAAATATTATTTAATATATTATAAACTTAAATTAACAACATTTTTTTCACTAATCTTCCTTCTTGTTCTTTTTGTTTTTGTACCATCCAAAGAATTGTTTAATTCTTCAATTTCTTTTATACTAACTGTAGAATGATTGTCTTCCTTCAGATTGATTTTCTTTGTTTTTAATCCGGATAATAAATCTTTTAAATCTGTTGGTCCTTTCATTTCAGGTCTTTTAGGTGCGGAAACATTAGTAAAATTTGATTCTATATTTTCTGCGTCATTAAAATTCGCTGTTCCTCTGGTCATTCCAATATCAGGTTTATCAGAAAATGTGCTCCTCATTTGTGGAGGACTTCTTCTTTGTTCTTCACTTGGTCCAGGTGGAGCTCCTTTTGGGGGGTCTCGCATTACACTGCCCATGAAATTACTAAATCCTGGATTGGTTTCGCCCATACTTTGTGCCGCCGCTTGTGTAAATTGTTGCATTAATTCGGGATTTTGTTTTAAAATATCATCCATACCCGGCATAGAAGATTTGAACATAGTGTTTGTCATATGAACCATAACTGCGGAACCGCCAAGCATAAATAACAACTTTAATTCTGGAGCGATTTTTGCTTTACTTGCGTATTTTTCGTGTAATTCTCCAAAAACGTCATCATATTCTTCAACATTTTCATTAATAGATTCGGCCCAACCGTCTAATTTTAAATCGAAAGGGTCAAACTTGCTATTTAAAAATTCCATACCAGTTATACAAGCCATTAAACATTTTTGTTGAAATTTCACACTGGCTTTTCTTTCTTTTTCAGATTTTATCATTTCATATTCACCTTTCATTTCATCTAAACTTGACTGCATAGAATATTTTTTACTTAAAGTTACACCTTTTTGTTCAATTTCTTCTAATTTTCTTAAGTAAAAGAATTTTTCTTTTAAAAGTTCCTCATTTGTCATGGATTTTTTATCTGGAACATTCAATGTGGGGTCTACGGGGATATCATTAAATTTTTTAAAACCATCTGCATCTTCTATTTTGGACGATCCAGACGCATTTTTTAAAATACTTGGTTTCATAACAGGAGACCCCGGTGTAGAACCAATCGACGAAGTAATAGGTTCTACTTTTAATTGAATATTATTATTAGAAGATGTAAAATCAGTCCCACTAAATAAAAAATTACTTCTATTAGTGCTGACAGTTTTCTTAATTGACGGTTCGTCAAGGTGAATAGAGTTTAATTCTGTTAAATCATCTAAAATAATATCTGAAGCGGATTGATCGCCTTTTTTTTGTTTATTAGGATTCATAAGCAAATCTGCCCCCGGTCCAAAATTTACCGATTTATTGGAACTTGGCATTGTAAATAATTCGGGGGAAGAAGCACTGGGTACTTCATTTAATGAAATTGAAATAGTTTCTGCCATTATTATTATTATTAATAGAATTTTTAATTTTAAGTAGTCCGCAAAATATATTAATTATTTAATTTATGAGAAATGAACCATTTTGCTTGTAAATAACAATCTGCTAAATCATCTTTTTTTTTATGTTCTTCAAAATGATTGTGCCAATTACTATTTTTTATCAATTGTCTTGTAATTCTAACACTTTCTTTTTTTCTTTCATCATAAGTAGTTTTTTTATTTCCTAAAAAGTCTTTTAATTTATTGTTTGAATTTACGGGAATAACATTAATAATTTTATTTTCAATAAAATGCTGCATTATCATACCTTGTAATGTTTTCATTCTTAATGCTAAAGGGCCTATTTGGTTTTCAATAATAACCATATCTATTTTGATATTACTAAAAGTTTGATGAAATAATTTTTTTAAATTAATACCATATGAAACCATATCCATTTCTGTTGTTAATACATTACTTACAAAACCATAGTAATTATTAGATAAATCTAATAAAATATGTTCTAAAATAATATCCTTTTTTTCTTTGATATTAAATGAAATATCATAAACATTTGCGAGTGAAATAAGTTTATCTTTTTTTAATTTTTTAATTTTTTTATTTGAGAAAGATGGTGGCGGAACTTTATATTTTTTTGCGTGTGTTTTACAATAGAATTCATTTTTCTTTGTATATTTTGCTATTTTTGAACATTTTTCGCCATTTTTTAGTTTTCCTTTACAAATATTTGTAGTATTTTCACATAAATCAATTATATCCCATTTTTCAATACCATAATTTTCACCATTATCATAATTTAATAAACAATATGCTAAATTTTTCATACCAACATCAATTGACAATATTTTCATTATTTATATAATAAGTATTAATTTTAAATACTTTATTAAATGTAATCGCATATAACAGTTTTATAGTTTTCATTTTGTATTTGTAAAAAGAATGGTTTACTACATCCAAAAATAAGGCCTTTATTATTTAAATCATTGCATATTTCTTTAGAAGAATGAGGGTCGATAGGTTTTAAAGTGTTTTTATATACAGCGTGTCTAAATATTTTACAATTAATTTCTTTTTTTAATACACTTATATAATCTTTACAATGTGGGCATTGAATAATAATATAGTTATCCATATATTATTAATCTAATTATAATTGACCAGACCTTTTAATTAAAAGTTGTTCTTGGGTTAACATTGGTCCCGATAAAGACTCTTGTAAAGATTCCCGAGACAAATACATATTTTTTAAATCGCTATTTTGATACCCAAATGGAACAGAATTATCTTGACAATCTTGAAATAAATATTTTTCATGATGTATGTTATCGCTTTTATCACAAGTTTTAGTACTGCACATTTTAGCCAAATTTGCATTAGATTTCATAACTTCATTTCCACTATTAATTAAAAATTGACGATAAGCATAATTAGAGGTAATTTGATAACGTTTTCTTATATTGTTATTATTATGACAAGCCGCATCATAGTTAGTAAATTGTCTTGTATCGCTCATTAGTGGTGGCGATTTATGATGAATATTATTAGATCCAGAATAACAAGTTGCCCAACTCATATATATATAATTATCGAGATAATTAATTATTAAAATAACATAATTAATTATTTTCTAATAAATTAACTAAACCAGCTTTATTTAATTTTGTATAACCGGTTAATCCCTTTCCCGCTGCTAATTTTTTTAATTCGGATACTTTCATTACAGAATATTCTTCGATTTCTTCTTGTAATCCTATTTTTTTAATATCGTCCGTTTCGAAATCATCATCCATTTCATCTAAACTATCTTCGTCTTTTTTAATATTAGTGGCAGCAACGATATCAACATTTATGATAGATTCTATAAGTAATTCTTTTTCTGTTTTTCCTAAAAAGGTGTTCTCATCTTTATCGGACAAATCAATACTACTGTCGTTGTCGTCGTTTTCATCTGATTCAGTTTCTTCTCCCGATTCTTCTGATTCAGTTTCTTCTGAATTATCTGAATTATCACTAACATCAATTAAGGTTTTCTTACACGAAAGAATATTTTTTATATCGGTATTAAATACTTCGATAGGTAGTTGTGACGAAGCTGATTGATTTACATATTCTAATTCGTTGTTAGTAAAAGGGTCGTGTTCTGGTTGTTCTGGTTGTTCTGGTTGTTCTGGTTGTTCTGGTTGTTCTGGTTGTTCTGG